TACGTATGCGGTATTTGATGCTCAAACAGATGAAGCTATAATTCCATATGATGATATTTATAATAAAGTAAGTTGTGATAGTACCAGTAATTATATCTATCTAGACATGAATGGATTTATGCCAGAACGTTATTATCGATTAGAGCTAAAAATCAAAGAAGGATACACTGAACAGTATATCAATGACAAAATTAATTTTAAAGTAGTTAGATAATGGCAAAAGATGCAATTGTAACTGATATTAAACCAATGGATCAACAGATATTCATATATGAATCTCCAGAGGCACAAGCTCGTTATAATTCTTTAGGGATGACATATATGTCAGACAATCAATCAATTATACCTAGAGACTTAGCCGGAAATATATTATTTGAAGAATCTGCCTTAGTTAAGCCGTTATTAATTATTGAACCGGTAGCAGAACAAATAACTACGATATCAACGTTACGTGTTTTAGATACTGCATTTCAATATTATAAATTTCCTGTATCAGTTAATATTACAGACTCTGTTGATGTTGATTTTGAGATTCAGGCACAAGAAATTGAAGAACAAGATTTAATTTCTACTCGATTAACAATACCAGCACGTGTAGATGGAAACGATCAACCACAAACTCAACGAGGTCTTCCGGTTGGAATAACCCGATTGCCATTTGTTGGCGGATCACAAGAAGAAATTGGAACTTTTACAATAACACCGGATATATTAGATACATTACGTGCTAACAATAAAACTCTTAAATTTACTATACAAACTCAATTTTATCATGGCGATTCAGATGGTGTCTTCATGTCAATTGAAAGAGCAATGCCAGAAGGTTGGCGATCAAACGGAAAATTGTATGAAGTACAAACGTTTGCTTCAAAGCAAACCGACTACTCAGACGGCCCGAATACATATCCGTTACATTCATTGGAATATGTACTTGATATAATTAACGATGCAGCACCATATGATAAATATTGGATACAAGTTAATGTAGGTGACCCATATTTTGCATTAACTGACAATTGTTATTGGAAAATTGATGTTATTGATATTCCAATAACCCCATCATTAACTGGAACCGTTGGTTATGGCGTATATTCATTTGGTGGCAGCTCTAGATTAGTAGAACGTACAAATGGCCAGGCGGAATCTATATTTTATAAATCAAGTAATGGGCAATTGAAGGCATTAGGACAATATCCTGTCCCGGGCGCAACAAGTACGACACCACCACCTCCGGATAATACTACTAATACTTCTGGAACAACCGAACCCGCATCAGTAAATGTTTATCCTCCATTCGGTGTTATTGGATATAATACTGAAATTCGATATCTATCGGATAATAATGGTGATATTATTGATGCTTATATATGGTCCAACGCATCAATGAGTTGGTCAATATATAATGCTCCGGATATGCCGGCTTAATGCAATAACACTGAATTAAATGTAAATGATACAACAATATAAAAATATTGACCAAATAAATAGTGCAACTAAATCTGTTTCAGCAACACGTTTAGACAAATCAGTAACTGAATTTTTAAGTTATTCTGCAAATAATCGCTTTACACAAGTTGATGGAATTTCTAATCAAGAAGGTTCAAGTTGTGTTGAATTACATGTTTATTCAGGTGATGTTTGGCAAACTGGTAATCATAAAATTCAATTACAAACAAAAATACCAACATATGTAGATAAAACTACCGGACAAATTATTGCGTTTCCAACTGAACCGATTGCAATCAATTTATATGATGAATTTAATAAATTAAAATTAACAGCAGGAAATTTTAAAATTGCTGTTAATTTCTTTAAAAATTTAATTGGTAGTTATGACCAGCAACATTTAAGAATTGATGAAATTTCTCCGGATAGAACCGAAATACGTTTACGGGCTATTGATGACACAAATCCAGAATTTTTAGCGCAAATAACAAATTATATAAAAACAGTACGACACACATCGTCATCGTTTTATAAAACATATTTACTAAACTTTAGTAGGAATCAAACCGCGTTAGTTGTAAATAGCGTCGTTATTGGCGAGTATGTTTACGTTAAACTTTACGAACCATTAGCTGATATATTTGATATAAATTTTAAATGCTGGGTCGTAGAAGAACTTAAACCAGCATATATTGATAATGTTGCTTTTGTATTAGCAGCTGCATTATCAAAATCATATAAATTAGCAAACCCAAATTGGAACGCTAACGCAATGCATAATGTATCATCAGAAACTAGTATGCAAACGTGGCATGATTTATTAGGATCATCCGTGCAAACATCACAACAAATTGTTGATACATATTTTTCTGGAAGTTTATCTGGAATGACATTAAACGTTGATTATTCTGATTTTAACAATTTTATATTTTATAGCTCAGCAACTGAACGATTAGAAAACTTTAAATACAAATTAGAATTACTAGAATATTATACCTCACAAAGTTTAGTTGTAGCACAATTATCTGGAAGTGTTGCTACTACAAATGTTGCAGATTATGCTTCTAGCAAAACTAGTTTGATTAGTGGTTTTGATTCTTTTGAAAAATATTTATATTATCAATCATCATCAATTTTATCAACAAATCCAATTCCACACGAATCTCCTATAGTTGCACAAGTTACGGGAAGCTATATTAGTCCAATTCCTAAAACTAATTCAACAGTACCATATACATTGGCTAATACAACGGGCAGTCAATTTAAAACATGGTACCAAAATGTATATGATTCTGCATCATTATATGATACATTAAATTATAATGCATTAGTATATGCTATTCCGGAATTTATTCGATATGATGCAATGAATGATGGTATAACAACATTTGCTAACATGTTAGGACATCATTATGACATATTGTATACTTACATTAGTAATATGTCTAGAATTAACAATCGAGATGAAAATCCTAATTTAGGTATGCCAAATGAATTGCTATATTCAGTAGCAAAACAATTTGGTTGGCATTTAACTGAAGGTAATCAATATCAGGATTTATGGCAATATGTTCTAGGAACAAATGAAGCCGGAATTCCGTTAACGGGATCTAATACAGTTGGGGAACCATCAGTACCAGGTCGCAATATGACTTATGCAGTATGGAGACGCATTGTAAATAACTTGCCGTTATTATTAAAAAGTAAAGGCACTAAACGAAGTGTGCAAGCATTATTATCTTGTTATGGTATTCCACAATCAATGATATCAATCAATGAATATGGAGGCCCTAGATTAGATAGAGCACCGGTATATGAAAAATTAAATTTTGATTATGCATTAGATTCAATTGCTAATTCTGCAGGTACGGTGACTGTAAATTATTCACAATCAATTAATACAGTTGAACTTCGTTTCCGTACAGACAATGTAATTACTAATCCAAGTATATCAAGCACCATGAACTTGTTTAACGTAGGTTCAAATGCGGTTACTTTAAAATATACATCTGGAACATTAGGTAAAATACAAATTAATGGTACTGGCTCTGCTAACATTGAAATGTTTGATGGTGGTTGGATAAATATGATGCTTAAAACATCTGGAGCTAAATTGCAAGTAGTAGCCGCTCGTTCTAAATATGGAAAAATTGTAGCGGAAGTATCAGCATCAGCAACAGCATCATTTGCCAACTCCGGATCCGTTGTATTGGGTAGTACTAGCACCGGCTATACTCGTTTGAAAGGTGAACTTCAAGAATTAAGATTATGGAGTTCTAGTCTAGACATTTCTTATTTTGAAAATCATACGAAAGCCCCGGCTGCATATAATAGTACAGATCCTTACAATGACCTAGTATTTAGATTGCCATTGACCCAAAAGATTAATCATACATTAACAAGTTCATTAACAGGAGTACAGCCTAGGATGTCTACAATATCAGCATCATTTGCTGGTTGGTCTTCTGCTACTCCATACGATTCAATTGAAGAAACATATTATTATGATGCACCTTCTTTAGGAATGGGTACATTTGATGATAATAAAATTCGTTTAGAAGATAATGATTTGGTTGGAACGTTAGATGTTAAAACTAGAGCTGAACGCAGTCAATTTGATAAAGCGCCATTAGACAGCAAACGTTTAGGAATTTATTTTTCTCCACAAACAATGATTGATGAAGATATCATTGCACAACTAGGATTTACAGAATTAGATCAATATATTGGAGATCCAGGAAACAATGAATCTAGATCATATCCTAGATTAATACAAGCTGCTCAAAATTATTGGAAAAAATATTCAACTAGCAATGACTTTAATGCTTATATTAACATGTTTACATTGTTTGATTTATCATTCTTTAAACAATTAGAACAATTATTGCCTGCACGTGTAGACAAATTAACTGGCATATTAATACAACCAAATTTATTAGAACGTAGTAAAGATACAGTATTACCGACAATTAAACGTGAAGATGTTAGTTATTCAATTGAAATATTTGACACATCACCAATTGCATCGGGTGATTATTTACAATATGTTGGCAGCATTGCTAACAAAATATTATCAATCAATGCAATCGATGATGACCAATGGCAAGCATATTTAACGTCTCCGCGGGCTGCATCTAAATCAGGTACTACATATTCACATGATTATTTAATATTATCAGGTAGCCGATATATAACAGGATCTTCGCCGTATTGGAGTAGTGAAGCTGAATTACCTGTTATAACATCTGCCGTCACTTCTGAATTCAGATTTGCATCAAAGTCAATATTAGCGCAAGTACAAGATTATCTACCAACAGGTATTAATAATCAAAGATATAATGGATCAAAACTTACTTCTCCTGGATTTAATATAAATTCAACTCAAACAGTTGATGGTGGCCCGGTTGTTGAATACCGAAAAGCTAATCCAAATCAATTGAAAATTCAAAATGGAGGAACACAAGGTAGTTTTGTATTAGTTTAGCATCAAAATTAACAACATGTATATTTATATTAAATAAGGTTAAAACAATATGGGATATTTAGATAATACAAGCGTAACTATAGACGCTATATTAACAATTAAAGGACGAGAGTTGCTAGCAAGAGGCGGCAATGCATTTAATATTACTCAATTTGCTGTAGGCGATGATGAAGTAGATTATTCATTATGGAATCCAGATCATCCGCTTGGAACTAGTTATTATGGTACTATTATAGAAAATATGCCAGTAACTGAAGCAATACCGGATGAGACACAGGCATTAAAATACAAATTAATTTCATTGCCAAAACAAACAATAAACATACCGGTTATAACTGTTGGTAATACATCAATAACGTTGGCTGCTCCTGGAAATAGTGCTATTATTTCTCCTAATACAAGCAATTTCCAAGGAGGAAATGCAACATTAGGATATACAGCAATATTATCTGATTCAACCGCGGCTGATATACAAGTTACTAGAGCATTACAAAATTCCGTTGTACCAACAGCTCCTAGATTTATTGGAGATAATGAAGATGCTCAAAGTGTAGCAGTATCAGGATTTGAATTCCGCATTGTAGGAAAAACACAAATGCTAGCTGATAAAACTGCTAGCATTACAATTATTGCAAATGAAACGGGTGGTAGTATTACAATTAATTTAACAGTTAAACGCGTAACGACTGCAACTCAGTAAATAGAAATAAAAATATGAACACATCGATGTTAATTGATCAATTAAAAAACCAATCTAGACAAGGCGCAACTCCTGTTAGGATAACTAATGCAATGGCGCAGGCGCGCGACCTAGCTACACGATTGCCTGCTGCGCAGACAGCACCAGCTGCAGCACAGAATATTAATGCACAAGTACAACAATTAGCTCAGCAATTAGCAAATCAAATGATTGCAGAACAGCAACAAGCACAAATTACAGCAAGAAATGGTCGTGTATATACTAAATTTGATACAGTAAATGATGTTATTTCTAATCAAACTGAAATTGTTACTGCAGGTTTATGGAGTGATAATGTAGCTGGATTAACAACTTACTTTACATCATCAACTCAAACAAACACACAACGAGCATATTATGTAGATGTATTGCAATCTAATCCAAGTGTGACAGGATCAGCAACACAATTTTCAATAGCTTGGGGACATGCATTGGGTAGCGGATCTGATTCACAGGGGCAACTTAATGATTCTCCTAGTAAAGCAATTTATTCTCAATATCGTCAATTATTATTGAATCCAACCGATACTCGGTTTACAACAAAAGGCTCGGGTAGCACTGACTATGTATATGTTATTAACTTTAAACGAAATCGTTTGAAAGAACGAATGGATCCAGGAAATTTTGAATTACCGCTTCGTAAGATATCGTCTAGAGCATCAAATGCAACAGGTTCTGTAGTAGCAGCCACCGGAGTTTTTACATTGATTGATGATTCATCAATAGCGTCAGCAACATTAGTAGGTTCAGGCAAAGTATTTAATATAGTATCAGGCTCAATTAATTCAGGAGTTTATAATTCTACAGCACCTGTATATTATGGGTTAATGTATCCTGATTATGGTACATTGATTCTAGATGGGAAAATGATGGATCAACAATTGGGATTTGCAACAGTAACTGGATCTAGCATTGAAGGAAATAATCATTTTGTATTACATCATTCAATTTCTAGTTCAGCTCTAATAACTAATCCAGCAACAAGCGATAAATTTAGTTTCCTAGCACGAAATTCAGAAAAAATTACAAGTACACATTATTTTGTAAGAATCAAAAATGCAGAATATAATTTTTCAAATAATCCATCATATGTTACCGGAAGTGTAGGGCAAATTGCACAAAGTTCATTTATTGGCGATCCTAAAACATATATAACTACAATTGGATTGTATAGTGATCGTCAAGAATTATTAGCAGTTGCAAAATTAAGTAAACCATTATTAAAATCTTTCCAAAGAGAAGCTCTTATACGAGTGAAGTTAGATTACTAAAATAATACACTGAATTAGGCCCTGTTATATTTATATTAAATGTAGCAGGGTTTTTACTGATTATGGCAGAATCTAGAATTATAAATACAGAAACGTATCAAGGATTATATCCTACGGTCTTCAAAAAAATTGACAGTTCAGATGTATCTGTTAATCCATTTAAGGCATATAAATCTTGGTCTATTTATTCAGGCAGTTCTACTTCTAGTGCATTACCATTAAATGGTGTATATACTGACATCAATAATTTGCCAGCACTTGGTTCTGAATTAACATACAATGATTTGATGAATATTGACGGAACATTGCAATCAATAACATATTATTCAATCAATCATTTATATTACAAATATAAAGATGACCCAGCAAAAACATTTGGGCCAACCAATTTAAATCGCACAAAAAAAGCTTTGTATCAATCAGCGTCAATTATTGCAATTCCACAATTAAAAATTGGAGAAGCAATTAAACCGGCTTCATTTGCATTAACAACAACTGGTTATTCATTAGCATCTGATATATATAGCAATGTATATGATACTGCATTTAATACTAGTTCAATCGTTGGTGGTGAAACATTGTATGTAGGATTCAATGAATATTTTGATACAAACAGAATTAAATATACATCCAAAAACGTAACATATGTGCCAGGCGTTAAAACTAGCACGGGGTCGACCCTATCAATTGGTTTAGCTGCTAAATTTAATAATAACGGATATATTGATATTCCAATTGATGGATATTATGATAGAGATCATGATTATGCAGTTTCATTGTTTATAAGTTCTTCTGCATTTGGCACCGGGGCTGCTCAATTGATATTAGCTAAAGCATCAGGTTCTTCACAAGCACAATATCCATTTAAAATTGAATTAAGTGGTAGTAATAGTATTATATTTTCTGCTGCAGGAAGCACATCATTTAAAACACAGGTTACTAGTTCAGTATTATCTGGAGATTGGAATCATGTTGTTTGTCAAAAATCAGGTAGTTTATTAAAAATACATGTTAATGGAACATTGAATAATTCAGTAACCAATTCGTTATTAATAAATACAATGTCTCCGTTTACTGCTAGCGCTAGAATTGATAATACTAGCACAGTAAAAATAGGCGGTTATGATAGTCAAAACTCAAACCTAAGTGCTGTACTAGATGAAATTAGAGTCTTTAATAAGTCGCTTACAACTGCTAATATAAGTGCGTTATCCAACCGTAACGAGGGTGGTACATTTTTGCAAACAGCGAATGTAGGCAACGTATTTAGCAAACATGGCGTAGTTGTAATATCTTCTCCGGATTATCGATATAACGGACTTTTGTCTAGTCCATATACTGCAAGTTATCGTAGTACAGTTACTATACATGAATTAAGTGCTATTGCCCGATTAGATGCTGGTGATTTTAATATGTCGACCAATTTATCATTGACACAAGATGATGATCAAACATATTTTCCATTTGTTAGTGGTAGTGATTTTGCTCCATATATAACTACAATTGGTTTATATGATGATGCGGGACAACTAGTTGCAATTGGAAAATTAGCTCAGCCAATTAAAAAAAGAAATGATGTTGATATGAATTTTTTGATTCGCATTGACTTGGATACAAATATTGCGTTTAAAGGATAATCATGATACGATTAAAATCATTATTGGAAATAGTAGATACAGATTTAAAACGTTTATTAGATAAAATTAAAAATAAACAATTTAGATTTATTGGTGCTGGAGATAACGGACGTGTTTATGAAATAGATGGCGAAGATCGTTGTTTTAAAATTACACAAGAACGAGATGAGTTTGATGTTGCTACGGTAATAGTAGGTAGGTGGTCTGAATTTACAACGTTTATTCCAATTTATTATGTTGATAAAAAACAACATATGTACATAATGGCAAACGCGGAATTGTTACCACAGACGGATAAAATAATGATTGATAAATTCATGAACAAATTTGCTCAATATGCACGTGCAGAAGGTGGAGAAGTTACTATTTTTGAATTTCTAGATAATGATGGAGCAAGAAATGTTAATCAAAAACTAGTTAATTTTTTACGGGCTTTGCAACAAGACATTAACAAAACCGGAATTGAAGATTTAGATTTAGATTTAGATTTTAATTCCAGCAATATCATGTTATGGGATGGTAACATGGTAATGGTTGATTGGTGATACATATTTATATAAAATGGAATAATGATGAGTAAATTATTAGAACAAATAATTCGTAATATATTAACAGAGGATAGTATGGTTTTAGGGATAGAACCATTACAAGCTGAGGATTTAACTTTTATTAATTCGCAAATTCG